AGATGCGCTGCCGTGGTGTAACCCCACGTTAGAGCAACTAGACGCGTGGGGTACGCTAGAGCAGCTAGACAATTTTGGCTACACACTAGACCAGTTAGACAATGGCGACCGGCTTTGCGTTCTTGTCACGGACGGCTCCGCGTCAGTGGCTATCAATGCTACCGGCGCTATGTTGTTTGCTATTGAGTTCGACGCGAGCGTTAACGTTTCTGCATCAGCCACGGCCACGCCTCAGCGCGTTCAGCATTTCGATGGCGCTGCGTCTGTTGCTGTTACATCTACCGGCACGGCAAACCGCATACAGAGTATGTCAGCCTCGGTCACTGGCGCTGCCGGTGTTACGGCTAACGCAATCTTTATCGCATCCTACGGCGGCGCTGCGGGGATTGCGTTTAATGCGACGGCTCAGGCGTTTGTTGTTCTTAGGGTTGACGGTCAAGCCACCGCAGCGGTCACAGCAGCGTCAGCGCCTGTCGGCACGTTTGTAATGTCGGGGTCGGCAAATGTCGCTGTGAGTGGTACAATCACCGGCGAGATACTAGGCGAGGCTTGGTCTGACGTAGCAGATACCGCCGCAACGTGGACTGACACTACAGACACACCGGCTATCTGGTCGACTGTGACGTCTGGCGCAACAGGAGTTTGGTTAGGTCAATGATTACGTTTGGTGAATGGCTACCGGATCAGCCGGACTTTTCAAATGCTGGTGTTGTCGAGGCGACAAACGTTATCCCCGCAGCTAACGGATATCGCAGCCTGCCCGGCTTTGTCCAATACTCAAACGCTGCGTCAAACACGATACTAAACATCTTCGCGGCTAAACAAAACGACGGCTCCGTAAAACTGTTCGCTGGCGATAGCGCGAAGCTCTACTCTTTTAACGCTGGCACAACTAACCTCGACGACATAAGCAAGGCAGGCACACCAGCCTATGATTTGGTTAGCGGTGAGCGTTGGCGCTTTGTGCAATTTGGCGACACAATTATCGCGTCTGGCGGCATTGGCGAGGAGCTGCAAAAGTTCCAGCTTGGCGTCGATAGCGCGTTTTCTGATTTATCCGGCACGCCGCCAAAGGCTGACTTCCTAGCTGTTGTGCGTGACTTTGTGTGGACGGCCAATATCGACGAGGGGTCAGGGCGTGTGCCGTACAAGGTGCGCTGGTCTGGCTTTAACGACATTACAAGCTGGGTGTCTGGAACGGATCAAAGCGATTTTCAGGAAATCCCAGACGCCGGTGCGATCACCGGAATGGTCGGCGGAGAGTATTGCACTATCCTGATGGAGCGCGCTATTATTCGCGCCACTTACTCAGGCCCGCCGCTAATCTGGCAGTTTGATAAGGTTGAGACAGCTAGGGGCTGTCAGGTTCCCGGCTCTGTTTGTAATATCGGGCATATGGTGTTCTACCTTTCAGACGACGGCTTCTATATGTTTGACGGCACTAGGAGCCAGCCAATCGGAGCTGAGAAGGTTAACAGATTTTTCCTAGAGGACGATTTTAACATCTCCTACAAGGACAAAATGACCTCAACCGTAGACCCGCAAAACCAGATTGCGATTTGGTCTTATGTGTCAAATAGCTCAATCGACGGCACGCCTGACCGGCTGTTGATATTTAACTACGCTCTAAACCGCTGGTCTTTGGCAAACGTCAGAAACGACCTGATCGCGCCGTTCTTTACGCCGGGCTACACGCTAGAGGACTTGGACAATCTCAGCTCTAGCGTAGACGCTCTCCCAGCGTCTCTTGATAGCGCCTTGTATAAGGGCGGGCAGTTTATCTTTGGCGGCGCTTTAGGTGGCAATATCCACGCGTTTTCTGGCAGTCCAATAGCAGCCACAGTCACGACAGGCGAGGCCGCTGTTCAGGTCGGAAACCACGCGATTATTACGCGCGTTTACCCATACCACGAGGGCGGCGATGTTGCCATTTCGGTCGGGCTGCGAGGAACCCCGACAGATTTGGTTAGCTATGTTTCTGGCGGAAACACAAACGCGTCAGGCTTTGTGCCGTTTAGGGCGCACGACCGATATCACCGCGTAAAGATGGAGTTGACTGGCGACTGGTCATACGCGCACGGTGTCGATATTGATGTGAGGGCGGTGGGTAGGCGATGACAACGACAGAACGTATTACAAACTTTAGAACGCTAAACCCTATCACGGCATCGACTAGAGAAATTGCCGAGGTTCTAAACCGTACAATTAATGGCGGTTTAAACAGTATCGGCTATGTGACTTTTGATTCAAGCAGCACTCAAGTAACTATTGAAGATCCTCGCTATTCAACATCTAGCCTAGTGTTTTTTACCGGCGTAGACCACGACCCTTGGCACCACAACCCCTATATCGACAGCACTAGCACAGACGGCACTATGGTCATCAATTATCAGAACTCAGGACACGATGCACGATTTGCCTACCTTATTATTGGGTAAGGATCGCCTGCGTGATAATTGGGAGCGCTGCGGTCGATATATACAAGACGCCCTTGGCTATGCTGGCGGCACGCACACTATTGATGATATCTATCAAGCGGTGTCATCTGGCAAGGCGCAGTTTTTTCCGTTGGAGAAGTCTGCTATTATAACGGAGATAGTGGATTACCCGCAGCGCGCGGTGTGCCGAATATGGCTGGCTGGCGGAGAGCTGGAAGAGCTGATGCAGGCAGAAAAGTCTATCGCGGTTTGGGCTAAGTCCATTGGCTGCGACGGCATAGAGATTATAGGCAGAAAGGGCTGGCAGCGTCAGCTCAAAGATTACACCGCCACGTCGGTGGTTTTAGCGAAGGATATTAGTGATGAGTAAAGGCGGCGGATCAACTAGGACAGTTACCCAAAGCGTAAACCCTCCAGAGTACGCGAAGCCGTTTCTGGAGTTTGGACTGTCTGAGGCAAAAGAGCTTTACGGACAACAGCCCACATATTACCCCGGTCAGACGACTGTAGGGTTTGCGCCTGAAACTGAAATGGCGCTGCAAGGTATGCGCCAACAGGCCGTGACTGGCTCACCATTTATTCCGGCAACCCAAGACGTCGTGATGCAAAACCTGATGGGTACAAACCCGCTTATGGCTGCGGCGTTCCGCCCTGTCGTTGAGCAGGTGCAGGCTCAGGCGTCTAAGGCCGGACGTTACGGCTCAGGCTACCAGCAGGCGGCTCTTGGTCAGGCTCTAGCGCCTTACGCTTATCAGGCACAGCAAGCGGCTATTCAGCAAGCGCCAGCGGCGCGTCAGTTCGGTATGGCTGACCTTGAGACGCTTGCAGGCGTTGGGACTACACGCGAAGCTCAGTCACAAGCCGAGCTTCAGGCTGACATCGACCGTTTTAACTTTGAGCAGGCTCAGCCGCTTTCGTCTCTTGCTAACTATATGGCAACGGTTCAGGGCGGTACGGTTGGACGCGACACAGTCACGCCTTATTTCCGCAACACCACTGGCGACTTCCTAAGCGGCCTCAGCGGATTAGCTGGCCTCGGTAAGTCGTTTGGAATTTTATAGGTTAGGGTCTTGGCATGAGCGAAGCGACAAGAAGATTTTTGCAGATGTTGGAAGGCCAAAAACAGGCCGCACCTATTGCGCGTGCCAATATACAAAGACCTTACCAACTACCCGGTGGTGACACCCCACCTATGGCTCTTAGTGGCTTGCAAAAGCTACAAGCCGCCCAGCTCGCTCGCGGCGGCGCAAAACCGTACGTTTTGCCTATGCTCTCGGATTTGGCTCAAGGCAAATTTATGTCTCAAGCCCAAAAGTCAATAGAGCAAGAGGCTGCTCAGCCTAAAACTGGTGTTGATATGCCTTCTATGCTTCAAGCCGGGGGCGCGCCCGCGCAGACTACATTCGGTCAGAGGTTCTCGCAGCCGACAACGCAAGCTCTTTTTGGCGCGGCTGTTCAAGGTGCTGACGCGTCTGGATGGAGTAGGGTTCCGGTTTCGACAGGACAAGTTCTGGCGCGTATGGGTGCTGGCGCTATGGAGGCTTATGGAACCGCTGAGGATCGCCTTGCTGCTCAGAGAGCCGCAAACCAGAAGGCGCGCATAGATGCGTTGAACGCTGCGGCTGCATACGCCAAAGCCACAAAAGGCGAAAAGCCAACATTAAGAATGGTTCCGGTCGATGGCGGCGGAGAGCAATTAGCTATGATCGACCCATATACCGGAAAAATTACTGGGCGTATTGGCGGCGTAAAGCCACCAAGCGGATTTGGCGTTGAAATCGGACCAGATGGCACAGTTAGGTTTACTCAAGGGGCTGGGGCTACGCTTGAAAAAGGTACAAAAAAAGATTTAGAGGGAGACGTATTGAGCCTGACAGATCAGGTTTCTATGTTGGATCAGGCGGCGGCTACGTTTAATCCAGAGCTGCTGACCGCCGGTGCTGCGGTTGAGGCATATTTGTATAGCTTGGGGGCTAAAGCAAATCCAGATATGTTGAGCCAAGATCAAAAAGAGCTTTTAGTAGAAAGAACAAGATTTATTCGCGGTATTCAGCAAGGTTTCTCTACCCTACTAAATCAGCTTTCCGGTGCGGCTGTTTCTAATTTTGAACTTGGCAACGCAAGAAAATACAGCGTCAACCCAAATGATGATCCAGTCACGTTTGAGGCTAAACTGCGAGATCAAAGAGGCTTCGCAAATGCGGCTCTTTTCCGCGCCCAGCGCGTTTTGTCTGGTGAGCCGGTCACAACCAATCTCGCTAAAAAATACCCGATTTCGATTAGCGGGAAAAATACAGAAGGCAAGGTGAAGACCTTGTATATGCACGAGTTCGTCGAAAGATATATGAGGGCAAACAATGCAGACGAAGCAACCGCCATTGCGGCGTATGCTGAGGCAGCAAAACAAGCGAGACAGTAATGGCTAACATTTTTGATGATCTAAACATTGCCCCAAGCCCTCAGCGTATGCCTATTGCCTCCGGCACCAGCGGCGCGGCCAGCATCCCAACAGTTGCGGCGGCGTCACTAATCCAAGACCCTGAAGCGCGGATCAGATACTACGCCGAAAAAATGGGCATACCAAAAGAACGTTTTGGAATTGCTGATGGCAACATCGTTTACCAGACGCCTGACGGCAAGCTGCAACGCGTGTCGCCGGGGTTCTTGCGTGAAGTCGCCAAAGGGGTTGGGCCTTCCTTCCCTGCTGTTGGAAGCGCGCTTGGAACAATACCCGGCCTACTTATGGCCGCAACCCCTGCCGCACCCGCTGCCATACCAACCGCACTTGGGGGAGGAACGACAGGCGCAATGACAGGGCAGTACCTCAGAGAGCTGCTTGCCAAACAAATGGCGGGGCAAAGGATAAGCCCTGCTCGCGTCGCCACAGAGGGCGCTATTGATCTTGGCGCTTCCTTGGCTGGCGCTTTAATAGGAAAGGGTCTGACGAGGGCGGCGGCAACGCGTGCTGCTCAACAGTTTAGGCAAGCCCTAAAATCAGGTGCCGGAGATGCGGCTCAGGCTTTGCGCGAAACGCTCGCTAGAGTAAACGCGCAATATGGAACCAGAATTACACTCACCCCCGCAGAGCTAACCGGATCAGCGGATTTAATTGCGGCGCAAAAAGCTCTGACAGGCGACCCTAGAACTGGCGAGACAATGGCTCAGTTTGCCAAAGAGCGCGGTGAAGAGATTGGCGTTGCCACGTCTCAAATGCTGGAAAGTCTAGCCCCTAGGGCTAGCACCCCTGAGGCGACAGGCCGCGCGCTGGCTGAGGCTTCTGGTCAGGCTGTAACGCAGCTATCAAAACAGAGAGCAGCGCAGGCGGCTCCAGCTTATGCAGCAGCGTGGGAGGCTGGAAGCACGGTAAACCTGAGGGTTTTTGATGATGCGCTTATGGAAACAGCAGACAGTTTCCAGCCGCTTAAAAGCACCTTAAAAAGAATACGCGGCAATTACACAAAGCCGGTAAAAACAGATGGGGGCGTAAGGCCAGCCGTTAGAGATGACATCAATCTTGAGTATGTCCAAGACAACATCAAAGAGGTTTTGGACGACGAAATAAGCATAGCTATTAGAGCTGGCGCTAACAAAAAGGCAATGCGGCTTCAAGAGCTTCAGGGCAAGCTGTTGCAAAGTATGGACGCGCAGGTTCCAGAGTATGCTGGCGCGCGAAAAGTTTGGGGCGACCTGAGCCGTCCAATAGACGAAGTTGAGGGCGGTATTCTTCCGATCCTTGCAAACAAGAACATAAAAGACTTTGAGTATATGGGCGCGCGCTTTTTAACAACCTCAAGCCCAGCGGCAATCAAGCAAGCCAAAACAAACATATTAAAGGTTGAGGGCGGCGAGGCTGTTTGGAACGCAACCCTCAGAGGCGCGCTAGAGCGTGAATGGGAAAAGGCGAAAGACATTCCTATGTCTTATATGTCTAGGCCAGACCTTGTGGCGGCTAGAGCGCCATCTGTGTTTTGGTCTAAGATGGTAGGTAAAAAAGAACAGTTGGACAGAGTTAAGGCTGCTATGTCTCCGCAACAGGCTGAGGCTTTTGACAATCTGACAAAGGTTATGGAAGCCGCCAGCCGCGCTATGTACACCGGATCAGACACAGCCGCAAAAGAAAGCGCAAAGGAAATGCTTGAGCAGTCAACTATGGCTGGCACGGCAATGAAGTACGCGCTCGCGCCTTGGGCAATACCCGGAGCGATGAAAGATGCTGCTGGGCGGGCTATGTCAGACGCAAAC